ACGCAGCCAACTGTTGAGCGTTCAAATTGCGTATGTCAACACGACCTGATTCAACCAATGCACGAATCTGATCTGTAAAGTCCTGCGTCTGCAAACCGCCAAGTTGCTCCGTAGCGGTAGCACTCAACGCATCATACGCCGTGTTAATCTGACCCGTCATATCTTGCGTCGTCAACCCACCCAGTTGCGTTTCAGCCTCCGTTGACAGATCCCCATATGCGGTAGTGATCGCGTCCGTCAAATCCGTAGGAGCCGCAAACTCGGCTTGGTAAGAACTATACGCATTCGGATCGTAAGACGACGTAAACGTACCCGCGTCCAAGGGTGCCACAGTATCTGTTGGGCCACCCCATTCGGTTAGGTTCAAGGCGTCTACGTTGGCGTTCCGATCTGCTCCCTGCCCAATGCCAACTAGCGCCGTTTCTCGCAAAAATTCGTCGTTGACTTGCTTTCTTGTTGCTTCGTCGTTGTAGTAAGTATCCCAGTTAATAAAGGAGGGCATTCGAACCAGTTCATTCTGTACCCCCTGTACGGCAGCGCCAAGACCTACGGACTCGCCGCCCAGTTCCTGCGACGTAGCACCAGCAGTTGTTCCCTGTGTCCCCGTTGCAGGTGTTCCCATCACGGATGTTCCCGCTTGATCTATTGCGTTCTGTACTCCTAGTGCATACCCAGTATGTGTTCCCTGTGTTCCCTGTGTTCCCGTGGAGTACAGGGCGTCTAAGGTTCCTTCGGGGTTACGCGAGTGGTCAGGTTGCTGAACAGTTCCTTGCTGCTTGGCAACATGCTCCAACCACTGTATCCCCTCAGGAGACTGCGCCCACTGCTGCGCCTGCTGCGCTTCCCGCATACCCTTCAGAGCCTCTGTAGCACTCTTCTGTGCCGTACTCCAGTGCGCCCCTAGTTCCGACGGCGCTCCAAGAATGTTTTGTTTCCACGTACCAAAAAGTTCGTTAAACTTTGCTTTACCCTCAGGACTGAAGGACTCCAAATCCCCCATAACGGAACCGTACTGTTGATTTACACCTCCCGTTCGGAAAATGTCTTCGTAGTCAAGGGTAAACCCTGCTCCGAAACCACCCATTAGACTACCCCACCCAACGTCGAAACGACACCGAAGCGTCGTAACGCATCTGCAATCTGATCCGACATCGTACCGCCATAGAACTGTTCCTCAATCTGCTGACGCTGACGATCCAACTGCCGACCAGCCTCCTCAGACTGAGCCGCAATACCGTAACGAGCCAACTCAGCCTGACCCGCCAAACGCTCACGCCCCCGCGCATGTAAACCAGAGTCGGCCATGCCGCGCTGGTTGAACTTGCCCCCAAGAGAACGTGCAGCATCCTGAAACTGCTTAGAAACGTTGAAACGGTTCAATGCGCTACTGCGGCCCGTGGACTCACGGGCACGCTGAATATCGTCAAAGCCGTAACCGTAATCGGTTACACGCCTCCCAATGCCAGAGGCTCGTGCCGCATTGTCACCATAAGCCATAACTATTTAACCCCAAGTAATCGGAATATTAGAAACAAGAACCTTCTTTGTTGCGGACGCATCCGTGTCATACAAGACCACATAATCCGTAGCCGCCGCTTCGGCACCCAATGCTGTCAACCGACTCGCATCCACAACCAGCGTAGCCGCACCAGAAGTTGCCCCGCCATTCAAGCCACTCGTAGCAGCCGTAGTGATCCCAGTAATATCGCCTGCATTGGAAGTCCACCCAGAATCGTTATTCATTCCAGACAAAGCAATGTTTGCCTTTGTCAACTTGTACTGAGCAGCAGCGGCATCCGTAACCAAAAAGTAATCACCATCGGCATCCGACGTAGAAGTAGCCGCTTCAGACAAATCCACGTTAACCGTAGGCGCAGGCCCCGTCGGATCAGTTACATCAACAAGAGTCCCCGCTGTAACCCCAGTAATGTCACCCTGTGGCGCCAAATCCGCTATCGACTGTGCAGTAACCTTCTTTGACGAATTATCTGTAACATCCTCAACAGCCACATAGTCGCCTGTGGCGACCGTGGCTGTACTCAATTCAGACAAATCCAAAGCCAACGCTACAGTCCCAGACGTACCACCACCCGACAAGCCATTCCCCGCCGTAACACCCTCAATGTCGCCCTCAAACGCTGACGACTGTTCAGAAGTTCGCTGATTTCTCATTATGTCGGTCCATAGTAGGTAGCGAATACAACTGAATCGGACGAACCGACCCGAATCAACTTCACGGCAGCCATATCGGTAAACAACTCAATGCTCGTATACGGAGCCAGATAATGCCCCACACTCGCCGTGGGAGTACCCCACCGTAAGCGCACAGGTTCCGCCCCGTTGGTCAACAGAGCAGAATAGATCGCTGACGGAACCGTCAAAGCGACAGCCGTTGACGAAACCGTCAACGACTGGTCGCTCTGAGCAACCCCAAAATCTGAAGATCGGTTCCTAAGGGACAATTAAATCCTCTTCTACTGTTGCACCGTTCATGCCTGCCAACTGCTCCTGTAATACAGCATTTTCGGCCCGCTTCACAGCGAGTTCCCATTCCAACTGTCCACGCTCCGACAGGTTCCGCAGAACATCTTCGATACCAATTTGTGTTTCCATTTTTAACTCCAAACGGCTGGCAAGTTTGTTACCAGCACTTTCTTTGATGAATTATCTGTCACATCCTGAATGATGACGTAATCAGTCAACGCTGCGTCTGTACCCAGCGCCGACAATTCCGACACATCCAGAGTTAACGTTACTGTACCAGACGTTCCACCACCTGACAGACCAACGCCTGCCGTAACCCCTGTAATATCGCCCGAAATGTTTTGCGAAATCTTTCGCAACTCATACTCAATCGAACGAGCATTAACGCCTACGAAACGGTGTGTTGGAGTGTAGGTAGGCATTACGCCACCTCCGCGTGCCACTCCAAGTGGCGCTGCTGCGACGACCGCACCTCGCGTACATCGCCTTTCACTTCAATCACATCAGTTCCTATTGCTTCTAGTTTCGCTTGGTTCAGCGCATGTTGTTCCGTGTTTTCCCGCACAGTTTTGCGTACCAGATTGAACAGGCCAGTCACTATCGCTGCTGCTGTAGCGCCGATTGCTCCGACCCATTCGATACCCATTACGCGGCTTCAACGGCTTCAAGACGGGTATTGAGTTCCTTGATGGCACCGATCATGTGGGAGGTCAAGGCGTTCCATTCCATCATCTTGGTGTCACCCGTAACATCAATAATCGGCTTCCCGTCATCACCCGATACAGGCATCACAACGTCGTCAATGATCTGGTCACCATTGTCATCCAAGACAGGTGCATCCCGACTCGTCTTGGTTTCGTCAATAATCTGGTCGCCGTTCTCGTCCAAGACAGGGATAGTGGTTTCGTTGCCGTCGTCGTCCACGACAGACTCAGTGCGTGGCGTCGACACAACCTCGTAGATCATCTCGGTGCGCGGCACCGACACAGTTTCCTTACGCGGTTCCGAATCAACGACCGTGTGGACTGCCGCAGGAATCACCAACTCAACCTCTTGAGCAATCAACCCGTTACGAATCTCACCGTCATCTGGGTCAGTGATAAAGCGGAAATCCACGGGGCGCAACGCCGTAATGGCAGCAAGTGAATCAGATGGATCAATGGTGGCGATGTCGCGCTTGGTACGCTCATCAGAAGGCGTCCCGAAATAGGCCGTTCCTGTGTCGCAATAGATGCCGTTAGTCATCAACCCCCCATTACGGGAGAAGCGAACGAGGTACTGGTTGGCCGTGCCACCCGATGACATCTCCACATGCAAAGGAACAGCATCGTCGGTGGAGTCGTCCAAGTCTAAAAGGTACGCAGGTGCGGAGAGGCCGATGCCGACAGCACCGCTTGGCAACATAGCCATCGTCGGCGTAGCACTACCGTTGTAAATAAAGATTTTGTCGGGATGCGATGAGTCGCCATCGCCATAGAAGTTCATGCCAGCGCCATCCGTGAGGCCACCCGAGATTGACCTGATCTGCAATAGTTCACGACCCGAAGTTGCACTCATAACAATACTGCCAACGGCGTCGCCCTCCAAGTGGAGCGATCCGTTGACATGCAGTTCCGCAGACGGGCTAGTGGTCCCGATACCGACGTTACCAACGTGGTCAATAACCATACGGTCAGTCAAACCCCCACCGCTGCTATTAGCCGCCGTGGAAGTCTGGAACACAAACCCGCCGTCATTGTTGTTAGACCCATTGATAGAGGTTCCCAAACCAAGACGGGCAAGAATCGCCCCATCGGTGGAAGTTGTACCACAGATGTACCCCATACGATCCGCAACAGACCATGCACCCGTAACGTGCAGAAGTTCAGTCTCAGTCGTCGCCGACGTTTTCACGTTGAGGCGGGTTCCCGCATTGGGACCGATACTTACGACCCCGCTGGACTTGAGAATCATCAAGGTTGTCTCAGCAGACGTATCCGTCAACTGCTTCCAGTTGAACGAATCTGAACCTCCGCCTGTATCTGTGTTCCAAAAGGAAACATCCCGCTGACCACCTGTTGAGTTCCATCCGACAGCCAGATGATTACCTGCTGTTGGATACAATCCTGACGCATTGATCGACCCCAGATACGCCCAGCCATCTTTCTGCGTGAATGTACCTCGAATCGCCACCGTGTCCGCTGACTCGTCCCACTCCATGTATCTGTCGGCGGTGTCACCAAAAAACTTGACATCGAAGCCGGTCCCGTCCACACCGACAGTTACCGTCCCGTCAATCTGGACTGCACCGTCAATATCTACAGCGTCAAGGTTTGTAGTGCCGTCAACGTCAAGATCGTCAGCGATTGTGACGTTACCATCTGCAATATCCAACGCAGTCGCGGCGGCAGTACCAGTAATCGTCAATTTCTCAGCGGACGAATCCCACACAAAATGGTCACCTGCGGTATCAGAATAGAAAGTAACATCCTCACCCGCACCATCAGAACCCACCGTCAGGGTGCCATCACCGATAACAACATTGCCATCAGAAACATCCAACGCCGTCGTACCATTCGTACCCTCAAGAACCAACTTGTTCGTATCAGCGTCATACCAGAAATAGTCACCTGCGGTGTCACCCCACAGGATGACATCATGCCCAGCACCCGACGACCCCAACGTCAAAGTGTTGTTCAACTGAACAGCACCCGTCACAGTACCGCCCGTGAGTTGTAAAACTCCGGGCGTAGTGTTGACGAATGCTTCGATGTCGTCAAAGTTGGTGTTCATCTGCGAGGCAACGATTGCGGTGCCCGACGAGAACGTATTCGTTACTCCTAATACTGCCATTTATCTACCTTAGTCGGCGTGGAAGGTACGTAAACGCTAAAGCGTTTACTTCCCACGTATGATTTGTCAATTTTGGACCGTCAATCCGCATACTTACTGCCTGCGCTGTCCCGATTGTCGGCAAACGCTTAACATCAGTCACAACTGCCTCTGCGTCAGCGGCCCACAACGCCAATTCTGCTGAACCTGCTTCGTTGTCATCCCACTCAGCGGTGTTCCATACAGACGTTGAGTCGCGGCCCGCGACCACAACGTCGAATGCCTTATACGCCTGTGCCTTATCAAAGTCACGATAGACGCTTACACCCAACGTAATAGCCGATTTAGCCAGCGTCACCATGCGGGCTTTACCCCACCGTTTCTTAACAATTGGGTTCTTTGTCGTTACCCACGGGGTTGTAAAGTGAGAATCAATGTGGACTTCCGTGGAGGCAAGGTAGCGGTCTGTAACCCGTGTGTCATCTGCATCCATCTGAATAACGCTGCCTGTGTTTGCAACACAGCCACCGACTGCAATCGGAGTAGAGTTCGGAGGCCGATACGCATACAGCGGCCCCGCGTCAATATCTGTCGTCGTCCATGCGCCGCTCTCACCCAACGATGGATCATATACCAGTGTGCGTCGTACCGTAGAAGCACCACTGGCAGTCCAATCAACCGATACGTACAGACGGTTGTTGGCCCATGCCAACTGGGGCGGATTCGTAAACGAGATGCGTCCGTCGTCAATGGCGGGCTGTAACTTGTGGAACACCCAATGGAACCGTTCCCCGTCATATAGGTAGACGCCTTGATGTCCGTGCCATGTGAATACCCCATAGGGGGTGGACACGGGGCTGGAAAGTGCTACTGAGCCAACTGTGTTCGATAGTTGAACCACTTGGAAAGAATCGGAGTCGAAGCCGAATACGGCATACGCACTGTTGTTCTTAAACACGACCAGACGGTCGCCGTGGGGAACCAACCCAGTGATGTAGTCACCGTGTTCGCCCTTATCAATGTCCACATAGTCGGATGCCGACCATTTTTCGGCATCGTTCAGGTTCGACCAACGTAAACGAAACTTGGTGTTGCCGCTTTCGTACGTGTTGCCGACCCAAACAAAGTTGTTCCATGCCGCAATATACTGCGCCTTCGGCATATTCCCTGAGGAACCGTCAATTGTAG